TTAACTTTATCAATATCGATATACTTAATAAGTTTTAAGAATATTTTAATGGCAGCTTGAAGTCCGCGATTGTCAGTTTTATCTGCATCGTTGTTTGTGGAAATAACAACCTCATCTATGGACAACGACATTAGATAAGACAATTGTTTAGAGCTTATCTCCAAGCCGAAAACTACTAGATGATTATAATATCCTTGCTGAGATAAAGCCAAGCTGTCGCCAATTCCTTCGACAAGAATAATCGAACGCTTCTCTTCAATAGTTTTCTTAAACACATTATCTTCTTCGCCTTGAAGATTTATAGGATAAATCCAATTACCTTTTCTGCCAATATGCTTCCACTTAGGAGCAGAGTTGTTTGGCTTCCACAATAGATGTCGTCCACTGATACCGATTACTTTTTTATTCTCATCGAATATTGGAAATACGAAACGACCATTCATCTTTCCAGACATAGAAAAACCAGAACGATAAAGCTCAAGAACTTCAGAGCTAATGTTCTTCTTGTTATAAAAGTCATAGTGAGGAAGCAAAGTTTTTACTTCATCGTGGTCAAAAAATTGATCTGATTCCATTTTGGGTGTTCTGATTGATTCTATACAGGGATCATTATTAGTCTTAATTGATTGCAAGATTTCTTCTATCTTTGAATCATCATTACAAGTAAGCTCAAGAAGTCTTTTAAAAGGTTGATAAGAAGTGTTGGCTACAAAATCTTTCCAGATTCCAGTGTCTTTCCAAATTTGTAGAGCGGTTCTATTGTCGCCATCACGATAAACAGCATTGCATTGCCAGTATTTGCCGCGATCTGATAATTGATATCCAAGATCAATCAACGTTTTTTCAATAGCCTCTGCTTGATTATTAATCGAGGTTAGGTACGTCGTCATCGTTATCTTTAATTACAGTTGCGTTTGTACCAAGAGCATCAACAATATCTCTATAATCACCTTTTTCTGAGACACAGAAATTAGCAATTTCAAGATTAACAAAATTCTTTTTAAGAGTTCCATCTGCAAGTTTTACTGGATTAATTGCTCCAGCAATATCTTTACCAAGATGGCGAGCTTTTATATTAATGAACTTGTGTGTTCCAAAACCAACTTCATTCTGCAATTCATCAGAAGTTTTTTGTCGCAAAATAAACAAGTGGGAAGCAAATTGAGTAATACGATCAGAAAGAGAAACGATACTTTCATCATCAGTGATATTTGATGAATTTTTATTGGTGACGATACCAGCACGATTAGATTGCACTGATGTCATCATAGATATGCACGGGCCTTTATCGCTTACGATATCTCTTTGAATACAACGCTTATATTTATCCACCATCTCTCCAACAAGTTGCCATTCGGTTTTATTACCTCCATTTTCACTTGTAGTTTTTATATAGTCAAAACTAAAAATCATGGGATTTCCACGACCTATCTTGGAATAGTAAAATCTTTTAAGAACGCTGATTTGTGCATCAACGCTCATGCCGCCTACATTATAATAATATAGATGCTTGTATCGTTTATTGATAGTTTTCCATACTGATCTAACATTATCTACAATTTCTGCGCCAGCCTTACGCCAATTTCCGCTTTCTAATAGATACATTGGAACTTTGGACATTGCAGCACATTGTCTAAAAATAAGTTCCTCTTTGCTCATTTCACCGTTATCGAAATGAAGAACTGGTACTTCATATTGTTCAGATACTTTTGTAGTAAAATCCAAACAAAATTGAGTCTTACCAACACCTGAACGAGCGACGATAACAGTGATATTTCCCGGTCTCAAAAGAGAACCGTACATGTCTTGAGTTTTTGGATGCGGTCCAGCGAATCCAAATTCAGTGACTGGATTATTTCCACGCTCTTCAACAAGAGCTTCCATTTCATCAAAAATGTTTTCTGGTTGATCTGCACCAGTTTCATAGAGATTAATTTGATCATTATAAAGTTTATCAGCGCATTCAATGATAACACTGTAATCAGAAGATGGAGAGATAGACTTCATCTTCTTATTAATCTCAGCACCACATATCGCAATTTCGCGACGAATGGTGTATTTCTTCAACTCTTTAGCAACACTTATAATAGATTCTGGGGATAACTTCTTGAGAGACAAAGATTCAATATAATCAGATGGATTGATATTGTCCTCAAAAGTTACCCCAAAATTCTTTACTCTTTGAGATATTACTACATCATCAATTTTTTCACCATTGTCAATTGCTTGACGAAGCACACAAAAAATAGTTCTATTTATCTTAGAGCTTTCACTCCAGAAGTCTTTCTCTGTAACGAAAGATGCGACATCTGCGTATCTTTCTGGATATTTAATCAGTCCAGCGAGCAACTGAGTCTCTAAATCATACGAATAAATCATTCCGACCGCACATTATCATGGCTCATCACTCATGTCAATGGAATTTTGCTCATTGTTTACCTCGTCTAAATATTTTTCCAGAGCTTTGACTAGTCCCATTTCTACGATTGGATTAGCAACTTTAGTATAAATCATGGGACATCCATCTTGAGAGACGTAAGCCACTATAAATCCTTTTGAGGATTCATCGGACCCAGTGAACTCATAGAGTTTATTAAAATAGTTTTCAGGAATTTTAAATTGTTTAAAATTCTCTGATTGAGAGTCCTTCTTCATGTTATAATATTACACCTTGACTTTCGAAAAGGTCTTTATTTATTATATCGTTTTCAAATATAGTTACAAGTGTTATCTCATTAAGTTCACAGAAACGTTCTTTTTTCTTATCTCTATTTAGCTGGTGAAGAAAATTCATTCTATTTTCGTGAAAGAATTTAACAAAACCAGTGTGCTGCCTACCTTGAACTTCTATAGCTATTTTTTTATTAGCATTATAAAAGTCCAAGGTAAGACGAGTTCCAACAATTGGAAATTCTTCAAACACAATATTGTGTTGCCAATAACCTCGCAGAAATTTCTTAACTTCAGTTTGAAATTTACTGCGACTATCAGCTTTCCAATCGGTTAGATAGTTACGAGCGTTTTTGCAACGTTTCTTTTTATTACTCAGAGATAGAAATTCCATCGCCAAAATTTAATAGGTTTTCGCTGATATACTTGAAAAAGAAGTTTTTAAGTTTTTCATTATCGTTGACAATTTGTTCAAACTTCGCTGCGCCTTGAATTTGAGCAGGAAATTCTGTAAATCCAGCTTCCTTCAAAGTATTAAGAAATTCTTCATCAAAACTAATCCAAGCACCTTTCTTGATGGCGATTTCCCACATAGTTAGAAAATCAAAGATTTCCTTTTCTACCCAATTAGAAGTACCATTCTTTCTTCCATATTTAATTGGATATCGAATAGTGCAATTAGTTCTTTCATTCGGAGACTTCTTAACAACGATTTTCACAAAGTGTCCAAGATATGGATTCTTTTGTTCATCATAAGAAGCGTTAGGATCTTCAAGAATTAGATCGCCCTTAAAACGAGCATCGAATTCAAAAATCCAATTAGCAAAATGCAGCAAAGCATTACCACCTGTAGCAGTGGTTTGACGAATTGGAGCCTTGCTGTATGGATCAAGCTTGATATCAGCGCGAACTTGAGAAATAAATACTGCAATATGCCCACGCTTTTGAAGTGCAATAGACATGCGCTTCATAAGATCTGCTGCGATTACTGCGCCGCCAGCGACCTTTTGCGACTCTTCAAATGTTTTATCAAGATCTCCTTTTCTAATTAGACCGTCCACAGAATCTAACAAAAAGAAATACATCATCTTCTCGTCGTTCTTGCCAACTAGTTCTCGCATTGCATCAAATACAGTTTCATGAATATTCGATTCAAAAACGAAACATGTCCCTTCAACCCAGTCTTCTTCATTAAATACGAACTTAACTCCAGAGCGAGTAATCATTTCATTACTCAATCGACCTTCGGCTTTGATATAAAAGCCTTTACGCTTCTTAGGTTGATCTAAAAAGTTTTTCATGAATTGAAGAGCGCAACTTGTTTTACCTCCTTCATTGATTCCGCAGAATCGATGTAATCCGGTTCCGATACCACCAGCTAGAAAGTAATCAAGCAGAAGACTGCCGCTTGAAACCTTGTAGTCTATAGTTGGTTCATAATTATAATGAGATTCTTTATTTTGCTTCAAGAAGCTTTTTAGCTGATCTTGAGATGTAGTAATTTTACCACTATCTACTTCTTCTTTATTATTATTCTTTTTACTCATTTTAGGAAGTCTTTAATTGTTCTAGGTTTTACCATAATATTATAGTCTTGTCCAGCTTTTTCACCAAGCTGAAATTCTATATTCTTTAATTCAGGTTGAAAAATATATTTCTTATATTTATCAGCTATTCCATTGGCATCTTCTCCAGCATATAAAGTGAGGCAATCAACTCTTACAACTACAACTTGTTCCCAGAATTTCATATCTGGAAACTTTTTGAGAAGAGAATTAAGTATTCTGAATTGTTTGCCCCAGAACGATGGATGAACTTTTTTAGGAATATGCAAAAGCTTATTTAATAGCTCTCTTTTATTCATCTTCAAAAGGTTACGCAAGAATATGAGACTTGTCAATAGCAAAAAACCGCTAGTTGCCTAGCGGTTTTATTTAAATTAAGCTTTTGGATCGAACGTAGGACTTTGTAGACCTGGGTTTTTTGGAGCAGATTTTTCTTGCTCTGCTTTTAGCTTTTCATCTATTTTCAAACCTTCTATAGCTGCATCTGGAGTAATGTTTCCTGATGGGGGAGCGGGGGTTTCTGGGAAAACAGCTATCTGAGCAGCTTCAGACTTTTCAGATTCTGGTGATTCACCAGCTTCTTTCTTTCCTTCTTCATTTAAATTGCCCTTCTTCTGCATTCTTTTTAGAATGGCTTTTTGAAGAGCAGGAGGAAGGGTTTTTTGCTTTTCTGTTAGCTGTCCAGCCATCTCAGAAAGCATTGGGCGATTTTTCATGTATGACATGCCGCACATATACTTAGCGTCACTTGTAGACATACCAGCGGTATTGATCAAAGATTCATCTTTGAGCATACACTCGCTCATATATTCGCTATGCATTTCCATTTCATCATCTTCCATCATATTAGAGATGGAGACTTCAGCGATAAAATTTTTACTGTCGAATTTTAAATTTGATTTCATGTTATTTATTACCTTCTAGGATTTTAATTTGATCTATTGTTTTTGTTAAAATATCACCTTTTTTAAAGTTGGTTCCATCGTTAAGAACTTCATAAGCAACTATTTTGCCCATATCGTTTGGAAGATCTTTGATTTCTTTAATAATGCCTTCACTATTATAATGTTTGCATGAAGCATTGATGTTCAAAATTCTCATGCCAGCTTCCATGACTTGTTTCTCGTTTTCATTTTCTGATTCTTGAGAATAAACAAGATAATTATATACAGCAAATAAGTAATCCTCCATTAAAGTAATCTTGCTTTGAACCCAAGGTTCAATCTCTTCAGACATCTTCGGATTTGCGCGGAGTTTATCTAGTAAATCTTTAGAATAGTCTGAAATGTAAGCCAATTGTGCTATTGCCATTTCGGCAGCTTCTTCATTTACATCTTCGGATTCAGTTTCGATTTCTTCTGTAATTTCTTGAGCTTGAGCTAAATGAGGAGCTACTTTTAAAAGATCAGACTCTTCCCAAAGAGTAATGCCGTCCCATTGATGAACGACATCATCGACTCCACCTTTAGAGGTATAATCAGTTACT